CAGCGGTCCAGTTATCATTGGGGCCTTGCTCAGCAGTTGCTCGACAATGAGCTAACCGACGCTCGCGGCCCCGCTAAACCTAAACTGAATTTTGACCCAACAGGATTAGGAAGGGGTTCTCAAACTCCGAACATCCTGTAATTCACTATGGATCGAGATCAGATTAAAGAGCTTCAACACGCAGTCGGAGCTAATCCCGACGGTATTTGGGGCCCCCGATCTCGGTCTGCCTGTCAGGAGCATTTGCGGTCTTTAATGCCCGACCCTAATCCGTGGCCCAAACCCGACCACACGGAGCTAGAGAAATTTTATGGCGACCCTTGGGACAACGCCCCGATTGTCGGAGTGACCGCTCCCTCATGGATGTTGTTGTACAACACCGACCGCAAAGTCCGCAAAATTTACTGTCACGAGAAAGTAGCGAACTCGTTACTTCGGGCCCTCGATGCCGCATATAAGGCGGCCCCGTCTGTGGTGAATAAGTATTATGGATGCCACGTAGACCGAAACATCAGGGGTGGGGCTTCACCATCTCTCCACGCTTATGGGGCCGCTATTGACCTGTCGGCCATCTCAAATCGTAACAAGTCCGCGTGGCCGCAGGAATCGGATATGCCATTGGTAGTGATGGAAGCGTTTGCGCGACAGGGGTGGACGCCTGCTGGAGCGTTTTGGGGCAGGGACGCGATGCACTTTCAAGCAACCCAACCCTCTTAAATAACCCTATGAGCCGATTTATTCTATACCGTCCAACTCCAGAAGATGTGGCCGAAGCCTATAAGCGGTCACAGCAACTGGGTGTGCTGCCTAATTCATTCACCAGAGGCAAGGGTAGGATGGCTGGGTTTTTAGGAGAAGTCGCTTTCGAGCGCACCTTCGGAGGTGGCTACGTCGGCGACGAGAGTCGAACTCACGACTACGAGATCAAGGCGTCATCGATCGATGTGAAAGCGAAGATATGTTCTACTGTTCCTCAGATGACTTACTGTGTGAGTGTTCCTGCACAGCGTCTCAAGCCCTTGCAGGCGGACGTGTATTTTTTCACTCGTGTCCTGAACGACTACAGCAAGGTCTGGTTGTTGGGTTGGGCTACAGCTAAATCTGTCCAACAAGATAAATTCTATAAAAAGAAAGGCGAAGCCGACGACTACGGCTTCACCTTTCTAAGTTCGGGGTATCACCTCCCCATTAACCGCACCCGACGGCCAGACTCGTTTACGAACTACCTAGATAAACAGAGCGGTCGGCGGAGCGGTTGAAATAGAGAACTTGTTTCTTATCGTCGAGGCGAGCTACCCACTTACCCCGCTTCCAGTCGTCGACTCCAAAGACGGGTTTACCATCTTGGAGCCACGACGACAGACGAAGTTTAGGTTGTCGCTTTTTGTGGGGCATCGATGTCGTAGGTTTCTTCGAGGTTGATGTGCCAGATCTTGCCCCCGCCGTGACCAACGGAGCGAATAGGGCGGATTCGTTTGTTCACTTTCCCTGCTTCCTCCAGCGTGGACATACCACGACGAACGAACTCAAGGTTGTTGGACATACCCACACTGCGACCGCTATTGAGGTCGTGCAGAACGACTTGGAACTCGGTGAGGGTTCCTTTCCATGTAGACATGTCCTCATTCATCTCACGGCAACGCTTGACGAAGAACTCCACCAGCTCAGCAATAGCACTGCGGTGGCTGTTGTCGTACGCAGCTTCCGCGATGGACGGGTCGATGTAGCCAGCAACACCGAAGCGACCGTTACCTTGAATGTCCTTGGGGATCTTCCAATCCAGAAGGAAGCGAGCGAGGTACGGAAGCTCCTTCTCGATGGTTGCCTCCAAAACGGAGTTCGACGGGAAGTTCTTGGTAGCTTTGTCGCGGACCTTGATCGCCATGATCTTATCCCTGTTCGATGAATCCAGTGAGGGGATCACTGAGAGACTGTTCGCGTCCATGTTCAGGGACATGATGACACGACCAGCCCAAGGCACGGACAGCGAGTCAGCATACTTGGCCTGATATTCGATGCGGGGGTTGGCGACTGCCCGCTTCAAAAGCTCAGTGGCTTTGCGCTGGTCTTGGAAGGAGGCAGCAGAAGTTGTATCGTCGATTACCCATGCAGCCACGCGGCCTAAGTCTTTATTGAACTTGGTTTGTCCACTGATGTAATCAGAGGCGTCGGCGAACCCACCAACGAGTTGCCCGATCACGCGGTTCGACAGGAGTGACTTACCGCGCCCAGTCGCACCTACTAGCAGGAGAGCTTGCCCCTGTTCGAAGTTGTGATTCAAAGTGGCATCATAGAATCGTTTGAGCCACGCAAAGAAGAAATCTAGAGACGAGTGCTTACCGCCGTCTTCAAACAACTGGTGCAACCACTTGTAGAGGAAGGGCCAGTTTTTCGGGTCGCCGTCCGCTTCAGGCTGCACGGGGAAGTTTCTCGCGGAGTTCAGAATACGGCAGCCGCTATAGTTGACGATCCTTCGATCAGAGAAAACGACGGGGGCGATCTCGTCGATCCGATTCTGATTCTGAATCAGCAGCAGAGCATCCTCTACTTCGGAAAGTTGCTTACCACGTTTCTGTCGAGTGTTGAACCCCGCTTGACGGAGTTCTAGGATCACCTGCTCTTTTTGAATAAGGACCGCAGAATCGTGCAACAACTTAAAGAAGCTACGTCCGTTGAACCAGTACTCGTCGAGCAGAGTGTTCATCTTCTTTTTCTCGTAGTCCTTCGTGAAGGACGACCCGAAGATGTCTGACCACGACATGAAGCCGCGACCCGCACGATCACTGTGGCAGACCACGCCGTCCTCGACGACCTGACAGCCGTCGCGGTTAATGCCGTCGTCAATCCAGAAGAGGGGCCCGCGAGATCCAATGTGGAAGTCTCCCACCCAACGATTCGGGAAGCGGGACTCAACTTCTTGCGCGATGACGTCGATGGGAATCGTGGTCTCTCCAGAATGAGGGGGTTTGTCCATTGCCGCTTTGGTCAGTGAGTTCTGAACAAAATCGGCGGGGAGAGGGTTGCCCACCTTCTCCCAATCGGAACCCAGTTCGAAGTACTGGTTCGGCTTAAGGGAAGTACGATCGAAGCCCGCGAATGCTCTATTCATTTTCAGAGCAGACTCTATGTGCTTCATGAAGGTGTCGTACAACTCTGGAGCTATCGGCAAGGGTTCGTCAAACTCCCACACCAGCCGCATGTAACCACTGTAGGTTTTGCTAAGCCATGTAGGTTGGTTGATACCAAAGCGCGCGGCGAGATTGTCGTGTAATGATTTCCAGTCGACAGCAGCATCGTAGTCCGCGACGACTCCGTAAACCTTATTGACGGGGTTGTCGTTACTGATCCGTTTCGCGGGGGCTCGCCCTTCACAAGCGTTAAAAAACACATGATCGGTACTCGCGTCAGAACACCACTCACGGTACTTCTGTTTATTCGCGAACGAGGGGACAGTTCTCTTGAGTTTGGATACGTCGGATACTTTGGCTGCTTTGGAGTCTCGGAGGTTTTTAATGTAGCGGTAGTTCATTTTTTATAGTGTTGGCTGATATATCCTTCAGAATCGAGTGGTAAGTCGTGACACCACTCAGGGGCGGTTGACATGATGCGATTCACGGTCGCAAGCACGTCCTCAGCTTCGTCCTCAGCACACTCCGTAACCACTTCATCGTGGACGTGAAGTATGACTGGGATTCCAGCTTTCTCAATCTCCAACATCATGTAGCACATGATATCGCGGGCCATCGCTTGGCTGGCGTTCTCGGCGAGAACACCGCCCCACAGTTTCATGGGGAGTCGTTTTCCGTTGCGATTCATTATGGCCGTGTGCTGAGCGCGAGGTTTACCTGCGACCAACTGCTTGGAGAGTCTTGTTCGTCCGTAGTCGAGAACACGACCTGACGGCAGTTTAATCTGGAATGGGCACTCTACGTCGTACGCGATCTGCACGTCGTCGTTAAGGTCATACCAGTATTTAGGAATCTTGCTGAGGCGCGAGCGGTACAGTTTAATCGACTCTTCTGCTTCTTGAATAGGCATGTCGAAGATCTGAGCGAACTTGGCTGGCCCCGCCCCATAACCTGCCCCCAACACCAGAGCCTTTACCTTATGGCGCAGCTTAGGATCAGACTTAAGAGGTTCGGGGTGGTCTTTGGGCCAGAGTCCAAATCGAATCGCGAACGCTTCGTAGATGTCTTCAGTCTCAGAGATTTCTTTGAGTGTTTCTTTGTCATTGGCTAGCCAACAAAGAGTCCGAACTTCGATGTTGCTCAAGTCGGCAACGACCAACTTACGACCTTTTGGTGCAGCGATCATGTGGCGCAGATTGGCCCCGAACATTTCCTCACGGGGAAGATTCTGCAAATTCAAGTTACCGCCGCTGCCAGAGAATCGGCCAGTGTGCCCGCCGAAGTACATGATGCCTCCGTAGTATCTGCTGTCAGGCATAGTTGCTGCGTCGAATGATTCCAGCTTCTTGGCGAGGGCATTGATGCGCCTCCAGTTAGTGACTGATTCAATCCATTTGTACTTGTGGCCGTGTCTGCGAATCCATTCCTGTGCATCAACGTCAGTCTGAGCGAGACTGGCGGGAGGCTCGATACCCATCTTAAGGCACTCGTCATCAAAAGCCTTTCGGCTCAGAAGTGGCTTCTCGCCACCCCAAGGGATGTTTTGCTCACACTCAAACAGCTTTTCTTTCAGGGCGTTGAGGTTCTTTGCGAGTAGGTCGGTGTTGATAGGCAGGCCGCGCTGCACGGCGGTGCGGTTCATGCGACTAATGTCACGCTCAAACTGCGACCACTTGGGATTGTAGTCCTGCCAAAGTTTCAAGCAGAGTTCAGAGTCTTTGAGAGCATACTCTTCAACTTCGCGTTTGAAATCTTCGTCCATCGTTTCCCATCGCTTACCAGACATGTTGTCGCGAGTGGACTTGGAGATCTCCATATTGTATGCTTGAGCAGTCGCGTTCTTGAGAGAACGAGGTAGACCACAAGCCGCAACCATGTCTGCGGTGCAAAACCAGTTGAGGGGCTTTACTTCAGCCCACCAGTTTTGAGTGACTCCGTAGAGGTAAAGGGTTTCGTCGAAAGACGCGTTATGTGACAACACATCTGAATCAGTAAGAATAGACCAGTCGAAGTCTTTAGGGTGTCCGACGAACTGATATCCGTTATCACCGACGACCGACACCATATATGCATCGAAGTCGGGGTGTGAAAAATAGCCTAGAGGCCCAAGGTGTCTGATAGAACAGTCCTTGTCGTAGTAAGTCTCGAAATCGAG